GTCTAGTTTTTGCAAGTTTAGTTATTTCTGATAAAGCTTTTCTTGCTCTAGTACCTGCTGCTTTGTTTCCAATTTCAAATTTTGCATTTTCTGTTACATAAGTCTCAAATAAAGAGACAATCATATCATGTGTCATAATACTATTATCCTGCATTTACATTACCTGAACCTGACGTCATTGCACCTGCGTCAGCTGAATCCCCAACTCGCCCTATTGATATTCCATTTATTCTTACAGTACCTGATCCTGCATTTAAATTAGCTACATGTGGAGCACAGGGTGGATCAGGAGGAAAAGGATGTGAAACTGTTGGTGCACCTACTACTATAGCTGCTATTCCGTTTACTCTAACAGTTCTATCTGTATTAGAGCTAGCTATAGTAGTAGAACCAGAACATCCATGCCCTGTTGATAAAGAATCTCCTACGCGACAAACTGATGGCATTTTTTACCTCTTAGTTTAGATCAATGGTAGCGCCAGTAATAGTTACTGCACCACCAGTATTATCTGTTTTAGAACCACCTGTAGTTTCTGATACGTTACCACCTACTTCTTCTGTTACATTACCACCAATATTCGTAGTAACATCACCACCAACATTAACTGACCAATTGCCAGAGATATTCCAGTTAACATCACCAGCTACAGTCATATTAACTGTTCCACCAACATTAATATATTCATTACCGCCAACAAGCTGGTAGTTGTCTGTAATTACTTTATATTTACCATTACCACCAGCATCTATTTCTATATAACTACCATTATTTAACTGTATGGTATATCTACCAGAACCAGCAATTTGTGTATATGTTCCTGACTCATGTGCCTGCACCATGGCGGTTGGATAAGCTGTATCTAATGGTCTAGCTGGTTCTGACCATTTAGTATCAGCAGCTGGATCAATTACAACATCTTGCGTTACTGTATTATCTCTAAGCGTATCTGCTGGCGCTGGATAATTATCTTCACCTCTAGCAGCTTTAGGTAATTCAGACTCACCTGGTGAACCAAATCTGTATCCAGGTATATGTCCTAATACCATTGGCCTTTGAGCTTTATTTCCATCAAGAAAAAAGCCAAATACCCAAACACCTTTAGTTAAACCAGAGGAAGATGTTGCAGGACCAGTTACTGGTTGAATAGTATTAGCCCATGGTAATTGATTAGCTGGCTGTAATTCTTTATCAGAAGAATGCCAGCCGAAACATCTAACCCTTACACGTCCTAGTCTAAGAGGATCATTTCTATCCTCAACCTCTCCTATAAACCATGTAAAATTGTAACCTAAAAAATCTTTTGCAAAATCCATAATTCACCTATTCAAATGTTCCATCCGGGTATGTATCTGCATCAGCATAGCCTTGTTCTAATGCATATTGTCTTTCTAATGGTGTTAAACCAGAATATGGCAAACCTTGTCCAATTGTTTCGTTTGAAAGAAGCTGCCCATCTACTGAAGATTGAGCTTCTTCTATAGTCTGGCTTTGATTTTCACCTCTTGATTCACCAGATGGATTAGGCGTAGTGATCAAACTTTTTGGAATTAAATCAAGAAGAGCAGCTAATGGATCAGCTGCAGGACCGCCTAAAGATTCACTTAATGATTCTTTTGCACACTGTAGAGTTAAGAATATACCACCGTTAACACCATCATATGTAATTGTAGAACCAGTAACTAAAAATGTTGGATTTCTTTGACCGAAAATACTAATATATCTTTCTGATACGCTTAAATTACCAGCATTACTAGGTATATGAATATTAACTGTATCACCTGCTTTTACACCATCTACATAATTACTAGTAATATCAATTTTATATTGTTTTAATACAGCCATTAAAGAAGTAGATCTATTTAAAAAATTATGCTTATTTTTAGAAAAGAATATGTGAGGGTCGTTACTCTCACTTATTCTGTTGTCTATAGTTTGATTATCAATATCCGAGTTAAAATCTGTAGGAATAAATCTTACATGGGAGCTACCATCAAGCTGATCTCCTAAAACAGATCCACCCCAGCTTTTAGCTCTTGCAATTGGTTTACCACCGTTTCTAATATGTGTTATTTCGTTAAATTGTTTAGCGTAATTAAATGTAGTTTCTTTAAATGTTTTTGTATTAATGTCTATAGACATTACAGTATTATCATAAAGACCGTTTCTTAAACCATTTATAGCATCTATAGCATCATGCCAACTAATACCTAAGATATAATTACGAGATCTTGGGCCTCTTTCTGTACCCGGGTCAGCATAGTAAAACTCCGCTACAGGATTAGAGTCAAGCATTTTATTTACTGATTTAAATTTAAAACCTTCTCTATCTTGATAAAAAACCATAAGAGAAGAATCTGGATATTCTGCTGATTGACTATCAGCTGCTACCATTTGAATAAATTCAATCGGGTTATGACCTGCGGCTGTATAAGTTAGCGGTCTGTCTGTAGTTTCTACTTCTAAAGGTTTGTTTTGACCGCCTACTGTTAAATGTTCTCCATGGATTGCTGATATAATATCAGAACCTAATTCACCAGCAAAATGATTAAATATTGCTTTATTAAGACTTGTTTCAAATTCAGGTTGAATACAGTGAATATTATAACTAAACGCTCTTTCAGAATTAGGTGTTACATTTTCTATTTTATATGCTCTAAAACTATAAGTTGCTTCACCCACACCTATTACAATCCATTCCTGTCCTGAGAAAGGAAGATCATTTAAAATAGCTCCTGAAGCATCATATACCGATACTACAGCACTCATAGTAGGTTGAAAAATATTCTCGTAAACATGAAATTCGTGAACAATAGAAGTAATATCGGTACGAATAATATTACCATTACCCGGATCACTTAAAATAGCTACTTTATGAGCTATACCACCTGATTGAGGATTACTTGACATTATTTAAACACATCTTTTACTTGGTTAACGAGATCAAAAACATATTCTTCACTTAATAGTTTTATATTTCTTTTATCTTCATTTATTCTTTCTTCATAAGTGTAGGATGTTACTGTTCTTTTATCACTAGAAGAAAGAGTATTATATGTAGTTAGATCTATTTCAAAATATTCTTCTGGTACTACCGTACCGTCAAATAAGACTTCTTGTTGTTTAGTTATTTGCTCATAATGATGTGTTTGCTCCTTAGCAGCTGAAACACTGCCATATTTTTTAACAATAAATTGTCTGAAAGATTTACTGTCTAACGGCCAGTCATATTGCGGGTCGATAATATTATTAGTTAAAAGAATAATCCAATCTAAACTTGGATCTTCATAATATTTTGCTGCAATAATATCAGGTCTCTCACCATCTTTTATGTTATAATCATAATATACAGCATACTGATCTTTAAAAACATCTAACACTTTATATCTAAGAAATAAATTAGTAACCTCATTAGGGTTATTATTTTTTTCTAAATCATAGCTGATAGTTGGAAATGGTTCGAAATAATACATATTATCTACCGTTTGCTACTTCTCGTTTTGTTACAATAGAAGTTTCTTTAAATGTCATATTTAAGACCACTGAATATGGTGCACCTGTATCTTCAAAAAATGCTGGGGTACCTTCTCCGGTATAATCTACTGTAAAATCTTCTAAAACAGATCTACCTATTTTAAATAGATAATCACCAGCTGCTAAAGTAATATCAAACTCGTTAGGGTAATCAAAAATATGGTCATTAGCTCTATACTTTGGAGCCATACCAAACTTAAATGATTTAATCATAGTACGCAAGGTAGCACTTTCTGCTGCGTTTCTAGCGATCAGTTTATATTGAAACTGGTGTCTTCTAAAACCAACACCCTGGAAGATAGAAGCAAGATGAGGGTTACGAGCAATACCTGCTCCAGCTAATACACCTTGTCCAACCGCAGCTGCACCTGCAACACCAGCACCTGGAAGTGCACCAAGGCCAGCAGCTGCAAATAAACCTGCTAAACCTCCTTCTTGTACAGCACCAATTAGCATGTTAGCGGCACCACCTTTTAAATCACCCATACCGATGTTTGCATTCTTAATAGCGGTTGCAATACCGTTATAATATGAGCCACCTTCTGGTCCTGTATACCCCTCTCCAATTCTTTTACCAATTGATCCTAGAGCACCTAAAGGTGTATCATTATACTGAGCGTTATAACCAGTAGCAAGATTAGACGGCATTGGAAGTGCAAAACCACGAGCGGGAATAGAAAAATTATTTAAAGAGCGAGAAGCTATTTTGCCTGCTATTCTTGCTGCTGCTGAATCTGAGCCAAATAAATTTGTAGGCACACTTTTACCCAAACTGCGTGCAACAGGTTTGTTGACCATCCTAAATACTACAAAGTACGGTGAATCAGCTATGTCGTCAGGGAACTTACTTACTCTATACGTTGGTGACGGTTCTAAGCTTATTAAAGGACCTGAAAATAATCCTTCTGCCGCGTCAGCTAAATTTCCTAAATTAAATGAAGGCATTCGTTATTCCTATGAGTAAGACCTATAAAGGTAAATTTAAACCTAAGTTTCCTAGTAAATATTTAGGCGATCCAACTAACATAGTTTATCGTAGTTCTTGGGAAAGACAATGTATGGTTTACTTTGATAATAACCCTAATATACTTGAATGGGGATCAGAAGAAATAGTAATCCCATATCGCTCACCTCTTGATAGACGTATACATAGATATTTTGTCGATTTTATTATTAAAGCAAAAACAAATAATGGTATACAAACCACGCTAATTGAAGTAAAGCCATATAAGCAAACTCAAGAACCAAAAATACCAAAAAGAAAAACTAAAAGATTCCTTAATGAGGTTACTACCTATTTAGTTAACGAAGCTAAGTGGAAAGCTGCTCAAGAGTTTTGTAAAGACCGTAAATGGAAATTTCAGATCATAACCGAGAATGAACTTGGTCGAAAGTAAGATAAATAAGTTTATCTAACTATTAAGGATCTATTATGGTCGCATACGTATTCGATAATATTCTTGCTAAAGGTGTTCGTGCTGGACAAATACCTGCTCGTACTCGTGCAGCTCGTGAATGGTATCGCAATGAAGCAGAAAAGGTAGATGTTACTCCTTCTAAACTCATGCGCGAAAATCAGTCTAAGATTGTTCGTGGTTATGAGATTGGTCAAATGATGTTGTTTAACTACGATCCAAAGTTAAAACGTAAACTTCCATATTATGATACCTTTCCTCTTGTTTTCCCAATTGAACCGAGAGACAACGGCTTCTTGGGGCTCAACATGCATTATCTACCGTTACGTCAAAGAGCAATGCTAATGGATGCTTTGTATACTTTACGTACGGATAATAGATATAATGAAAGTACAGCACTAAAAATTAGCTATCAAATATTAAAACGGTCTGCAAGATATAAATTGTTTAAGCCGTGTGTTAAACATTATCTTAATTCTCATATTAAATCCAGAAGAATAAAAATAGATCCTGTAGAATGGGATATGGCATTATTTTTGCCATTGCAAAGATTTCAAAAAGCAAGCAGTTCTCAAGTCTATAGCAAAAGCATGGAGAAAGTTGCATAATGGCTTTTAACGTAAACACATTTAAAAGTAACCTAACTGGTGAAACATCTAATGGCGTTGCTAAACAAAGTCATTATGAGATGTTTATTTTTACTCCTCAGAACATACAACTGTCTGATAACGGTAAAAAAGCTGGTGGGGATATTTTAAGATTTAAAATTGAACAAGCAGAGTTGCCCGGGCGTTCTATTGTAACATCTGATTATAAACAGCATGGTTATGGTTTAACATCAAAAGTAGGTTATGGTGTTGTATATCCAGATGTTTCTGTAACCATGGTATGTGATAAACAGTTAAACGAAAAAAGACTTTTTACATCTTGGCAAAGTATGATTGTAGGTAATCATTCAAGACAACAAGATATTAAATTTTATAGCAGTATAGGTTATTACAATAATTATGTATCGCAAGCTATAATATTACAGTATGATCAAGAAGGTAATGTAACATACACATTAGGATTACAAGAAGCATATCCTATTATTGTAAACTCATTACCTTTAAACTGGGGTAGTGAAGAACTTCATAAACTTACTGTACAATTTACTTATAAACACTTTCAAGAAATAGATGAGCCGGCTCTTGGTAATAGAGCAAGAACTTCTAGAGGCAGAGGTGGTTTAACTATTAGTGGTCTTCCGTCTCTTGATAATATTCTTAGCACAGCTGGTCTTCCAGAACTTGGAGATATTACTGGTAATCCAATCTTTAATACAAATTCTTTTACAATTAGATAACATTATGTGAGGTTATTATGTCTTTACCTAAAATTGCAGTACCTAAATTTAAACTAAAACTTCCTTCAAACGGAAAAGAAGTATATTATCGACCCTTTCTTGTTAAAGAAGAAAAAACTCTTCTTATGGCAGTTGAAGGTGGGGAAGATACTGATATTACAGAATCAGTAATTAACATCATTGAGTCGTGTGTAGAATACGAAGGCAATATTAGAGATCTTCCATTCTTTGATATTGAATATATGTTTGTAAATCTTAGATCAAGATCAGTAAACAATATTGTTAATCTTAAACTAAGACACAGCTCTGATACAGAATGTAAACATATTACAGACTTTGAGCTCAAATTAGAAGATGTTACTGTTGAATTACCAGAAAAAATATCTAATAAAATTATGTTAAACGATACTATTGGTTTAGTACTACGTTACCCAAAACTATCAGATATTAGTAGCTTAGGTGAAACTATTAGATCATCTAAAGTTGAAGCTATTTTCGAAGAACTAGCTAATAATATTGAAAGTGTTTTTGATAGTGAAAATGTTTATGAAGATTTCACTAAAGAAGAAATGGTTGACTATCTTGGACAGCTTAATAAAGAACAATTTATGAAAGTTATTGAATTTTTTGAAAATTCACCAACAGTATCATATGATATTAAGTATACATGTAGTGAGTGTGGAAAGGAGGAGTTCATACCCTTACGTGGATTGAACAGTTTTTTTATGTAGCGCTAAGCCATAACAGCTTAGCGAATATGTACTATACAAATTTTGCATTAATGCAACACCATAAATATTCATTAACAGAACTTGAAGACATGATGCCTTTCGAACGTGATATCTATTTACAAATGTTACAAGACCATCTTAAAAGGTTAGAAGAACAGAGATCAAATGGCTAACGTATTACCACTACCTATATCAGGCTCAGGAGAAAGTGCTCAAGAGCTTTTACTTGAGCAGAGAGATGTTCTTGTAAGAGTAGAGAATGTATTAGAGCGCTCTTATTCACGGCTAGATGTCATCCAAGATGTTGTTACTCAATCATTGGGTATTCAAAAACAACAGCTCGCGATGTTTCAAAGACAGTTAGAGAATCAAGAATTCGCTAACGAAGAAGCTAGACGTGAAGCAGCTCGAATGAGAGCTGGTGGTGGTATCGGTCCATCTGGTGCAACAGCAGAAACAACAACTGAAGGTGGTGGTACAGGTTTCGGCGCTTTACCTGCTCTTGCTACTGGAGCAATTGCAGGTGGTTTAGCAGGAAGTTCATTAGGAAAAACTTTACGTGGATTAGCAGGCAGATTACTTAAAGGTGGCGGTCTTATTGCTATCGGAAATATATTTGGTGAACAGATAGGTAAGTTTTTAGGTGATGAAGCTGCTGCTATTTTACAAGATTTAGGAGCATCTCCAGAATTTGCAAATCAAGTAAGTACTGCAATTAGTGATAATGCTCAATCAGCTATTGTTGGTGCTGGTATATCTAAATTATTTTTAGGTAGAACTCTTCCTGGTTTAATTGCTGGTATTATATGGAATCAGTTAGATCTTAGCAGAATATTTACACCTGAAGGTAGAGATGACATATTACAAGGTGTTACTGAATGGTTTGAAAGAGCTCGTGAAGGAACACTTACACCAGAAGATATTGTTAATGGTGGATTAACAGGCGCAGCTGCAGCTTATACTGGCAGAAAAATAGCTCAATTACCTGGAAAATTAACTCCAAGACTAGATACAAAACCTGCAACGCCCTCACCTCAAAAACCTGGAGTAAGACCTCGTAGACCAAACGGTCAATTTATGAGCGATGCTGAAATAGAACAAGAAGCACAAAGAATTAAAAACGCAAAATTAAGAAGAGCATTTGTTAAAGTCTTTAAAGCTTTAGGAGTGGTAGGAATAGTTGTAGCATTTGTTGATGTGTATAGAATTATTGATATAATGAATGGACCAGGTACTGAGGATGAAAAGATAAGACTAATAGCTCCTATTCTAGGCGGACTTATTGGAGGTCTTGGTGGAGCTGCGCTTGGCGCATATATTGGCGCACTTGGCGGTCCATGGGGAGCGCTTGGCGGTGGTGTTCTCGGGGGGCTAATGGGCTCGCTTGCAGGGCCAGAACTAGCTGTTTTACTTCTTAACTGGGCATTAGATAACCCGCCTCCAGTAGCTCCAGCATATGGATATGGTGGATATGAAAATATGACTCAGGAAGACATTCTGAGACAATATGCTCCAGAAGCACTTCCACCTACCCCACCAACAGCTACTCCTGAACCTATGAGCTATTCTCGTACTTCTTCTGAAGCTAGACCAATACAAGCTGCATTCAGTCCTAGTCTCGGTGATGCAAATATGGTAAAAGCATCTTTAGGAACAGGTTCTCAATCTACATTTATAGATGGTATTCTTGAAACTATAAGATTGAAAGAGAGTAACGGAGATTATAGTGCTTATAACTTTGCATGGGACGAGTATGTAAACTCTGGTGGTAGAAAAGGTTCTAGCGCTACTGGGGCGTATCAATTTATAAAAGGTACTTGGCGCAACCTTACAAACAAATATGGCATTGGTCAGCAATATGAATTCGCAAGAGATGCTCCTGCTAATGTTCAAGATGAAATTGCAAGACGATATGTTATGGATATTTTAAGAGAAAATAATGGTGATATAAGCGTTATACCAAATGTATGGTATACTGGTAATGCTGCTGGTATAATGAGCGAAAGTGCATTAGCAACTAATAGAGGTATGGCAGCAGCAAAATATCAAGCTGATTGGTTATCTAGATATGCACAAGTAACAGGAGGAAATACCCCGCCAGCGGTAACACCTCCACCACAAAGTAGTGATATAGCGGTAACACCTCCACCACAAAGTAGTGATATAGCGGCTGCGCAGTCTATGATGGGTGACTCAACATCATTTACTAGTACTCCTGATTCTTTATTCGGAACTGGTACATTGTATAGTTTTCTTACCTCAGGTAACCCTGAGGCAGCACTTGCGCAAAGATTAAGTAATATATTTAATAGAGGTGTTACACCAGGAGCTATTAATTTAAATCAAGCTTCAGAAGGAGCAGCAACTGCTCCGGTTGTAATTAATGCTCCTCAAATTAATAATGATAATTCTGTTAACGGCGGTGGAGGAGGCGGTGGAACTTTAGCTTCTCAAGAAAGAGCTATTTCTCCAATTCAAGATCGCTCAGTAATTTCAACCATGTCTGATTGGTATGATGCTACTATGGCATAAATCAAAAGAGGGGCCTTCCTAGGTGCCCCTCTTTCTATCTCCACTGTATACCGGAAGACCGTACCTCATTACGTGCTGAGGGTCACACACCATTTCGAGAGCTGCAGACTCTCGAGTGGATTTTAGTCATCAGCAGCCAGCTTCTCAAAGAATGACATACTATCATCATCGTCATCTGTACTAGATGCAAATGAAGGAGCAGGAGCTGATTTTTGTTGAGGTGTATCTTCAATCTCGATTTCATCTGCGCGAGTAGTACTTCCTGCAGAACCATCAAGACCTAAAACACGATTCAACTTAGCTTTAAGTTCATCATATGACTTAAAGTTCTTTGGATCCAAAAACTCATTCAAAGAGTATTCAGACTTCCATACTTTTTCAAGATCACCATCATCATCCAACAGAGCAGATGGACTATCGAATTCCGATTTATCGTAGTTGCGATAACCTTCTACTTGACGAATCTTAAGCTTAAAGTTAGCACCTTCCCATAGATCAAATGGGTTCATTGGTGACTCATCTTCAAACTCAGGGTTCATTGCTTCATTAAGCTTATCAAAGATCTTCTTACCAAACTTATAAAGGAATACTTTACCTTCATTAGCAGGGTTAGATGGATCTTTTACAACGTAAATATTAGCGTAGTAATTTAGACGACGCTTCTGCTTACGTACGATATCTTTATTAGACTCGATACCTGAGTTCCAGAGCATGGAGTTATATTCAGATACTGGATCTTTCTTATTAAGAGTAGTCAACGACTCTTCGATATACCATCCACCAGGGCCTTGAAAGCCGTGATTGAAGATTCGTACCCAAGGCATATCTTCACCTTCAGGAGCAGGTAGAAAACGAATAACAGCATAACCGTTACCAGCTTTATCTACTTCTGGTTTCCACCAACGATCATCAGATGGACGTGCACCACCCTCGTTAGTGTTAAGTTTATTTGTTTCGGAAATTAGTGCTTCGAGCGAAGACTTACGAGCTGATTTAAGATCAGCAAAAGAGCTAGTCATATGTATTCTCCATATATGCGATGTATAGTTTCTTATCCACAATATTCATAACAACATGTATATTTAGCTAGTAAATACACTTTTCATAATCTTCTTATAAGCTTGTAGGTCAACTTGTAAGAACGGTTTATACTTGCTAGATTTATTTCTAACAGTATAATACATTATATCATCTTTTAGATGAGAGTTCCACTGTTTAGTAAAATTTAATATCCCATCCATGATAGTAAATGTTTCAAGAGATATATGCTTACCAAGATACTTCCTAAGTATGTCAGGATGATTGGCATCCACCACTTTAAAATACTCATCAAACGATTTGTTTTCATAATCAATCTCATTCTGTAGCTTTTCACATTCAATCTTAAAGTTATATTTCAAACTTTCAATACGCTTACGCCATTCTAAATATTTTTTCTCGCTTTCTGATCCCACAAGAGAACCAGACCAGCTACTATCATTGTCGAGAAAATTTGCGACGAAGAAATAGACGAGCTCATTACCACGGTAATTTCGTTCAAGTTTAGCGAAGAAAAATTTGTCACGTCTTTTGAGAAAACTGTCATTAGATACTTTTATCTTTCCATTATATTTAAAATAATCATAACTGGTATTGAAATGGTTTCTGATAGCCAGATATGTTTTATAAGCGTTCAGTCCTTCATACACATTATTCATTATATTATTTTACCGTTATTCCAATTCCAGTACATATTATTAGATTTTATTCTATCTAAAACATAATAGTCCATAGAGTAAATATCTAATATTTTTTCTTTATAATTATCTACAACTTCTTTAACTAGACAATAAGAAGTTTTATCTCCAACATTCTCTCTTATACTATCTACATTATAATTGATATTTAAAAATAAATCAAGATCTTTAATATCAACATAGACATCTATAGGTTGCTGAAAGAGGTAAGTACACTGAGGTATGATATGCGATAACCGACCTGTAATTCTCTTATTATTATTAATATACTCGTATATGTTATTTAATAGATTTTTATTAAACAAATTAAATACAAAGTCTTGAATATTAATATTAAATGAATTATTCAAAGTAATATCGTAAGCGAGACCAGATATAAAACGGTCATAAGGATCTCTAAGTACAGTCCATCTTACTTTATTATTGACTGGCCATTCTAGATTTTCAATTTTTTTAAAACATTCTAACTGTGCTTTTCTAACTGATGAGCATGCACATTTGTGTATTAAAAGATATTGATCTTTAGCACTAGTATAATATTCTATATTTTGAAAACTAGTGAAGTTAATCATACTGGCAACTTAGCTGATTTCTCTTTCAAACAATTCATATCAGAAGCTTCTGCTTCTATCTTTTTCTTAATAATAGTATTAATTAACTTAGCACCGGTTTCAATCTCAATTTCATTTTGCTCACAATACCATATTACAGCATCGAAATAACCGATTCTTTTATCTTTAACAACCTGTTCTATTTTCATTGAAAAGGCTTGTGTGTTCATTATTTCAACCATTTCTACGCTCTATATCCTCCTCAACACATTCTTGGCCATATTGTACTTCTAGAATGTGTGCTTTTGTCGTTCCAATATTTGTTGTCTTATGCCATACACCTCGTGGTATAACATATGTTGTATGAGGAATCATTACCTCAAGATGCTCTTCTCCATCCGGCCATTCTAATTCGATTTGAATTTCGCCTTCGAGAACATACCAATGCTCTGATCTATGCTTATGTTTTTGATCACTTAAACTACATCCAGGATCAATAACGAGCTCTTTAACTTTAATACCTATATCAGGCTGCTTATCGTCAAGCACCCTCCAGTAACCCCAGTCACGTTCTGTCTTTTGAGTTTTCCACTCGTCTAGAATCCAACTAGATGAATTTTTTTTATCTTCTCCGCCTACACTAAATACAAACTCTACATCAGACAAAACCATTTCAGGAATGTTTTGCTTTGATCTATCACCACCGTTAGCAAATACTACCTTGCCTTTACTAGTAGATAGTACTTGCATAATAGCATGATTAGCTGTATCGTCAGAATCATTGAAATCAATAACTTGGTCAACCATCTTTAACTCTTTAATTATAGCTGCTCTTTCATGGAAAGGCAAGAACGGTTTACCTTTCTTTCGAGTCAACCAATCATCAGAGTTTACACCAACAACTAGTCTATCACCGAGTTTTTTTGCTTCTTTAAAATATTCAATATGACCAGAATGCAGGGGGTCAAAGCCCCCTGTCACTAAAACTGTTTTCATTATCTCTGCCTATAAAAGATATGTTCACCGATACGACCTGTTAAAGTCAAACTATGACGCCATGCTGGGGTAACATAATTAGCATGGTAATGAGTAGAACCTTCTGTAAGACCTCTCCATGTATTATTAAAGTACATATCTGAAGCAATATCAAGAGCACTCCACCAGCTATCATTAGCTGGAATTTTATCTGACTTACCATCACAATACCAGCTGAACTGACATTGGTAACGAATCATATTACCGTTAGAGTCTTGACGACCTTGGTATACTACTTCACAGATAGTATTAGGATAACTGTCATGTTCTACTCTATTCATAACAACATCAGCTACTGCTGCTTGATCTGCAAAGCTACTACTCCGAGCTTCGAAGTAGATATTTTTAGCTAAACAGATTACTTGATTATTTTCATACTCCGCCTGCGCGGTAACCTCACTAGTAAATACTGGAGCTGCAATCATAGAAATAATTACAGCTAGCTGCATTACGCGTTTCATTATGTATCTCCTGCTCAATTATACTATTAATATAGTATCTTTCGCCACAAAAGGCAACTGTTATTTAACCATCATTGAGCGGATTATCTAATGCTTCTTGAAGTTTTTCATGAATATCAGTATCAAGCTGTCTCATATCAGCATCGATACGATCTTCAGTTTCTCTCATAGTATTGCGAACATCTTTTTCTGATTCACGTATTAATGCCTCTACTTCGCGGATAGATTCTGTTACATCTTTACGTACTTGATTCATTTCATCACGTATAGTTTCTAAATGTGTTTCAATAGCGTTCTGCGAATCCTTAACTCTATCTTCTGATGCATCAGTTTTATCTTCTAATCTTTCAACAAGCTTTTCCATTTCCATAACATCAGCTCTGAGATCAGATTTAATGTCACGTGTATATTCAATTGCTTCTTCGATACGAAGCATTTGTTCATCCATTTTTAAAAGCACTTTTTCGTTTTCTGCTGCAATAGCATCTACGTCTATATTTTGAACTACTTCACGCATATCCATATAGTCTTTATAGAATTCAAATCCTGCCCATGCGCCACCAGCGAGTGTTGAAAGCGCAGTTAGTACCACCATCATCTTGCCGCCGCGGAAAGTCATTCCCGCAAATTCAAACTCTGCCATATTAGTTCCCCTCGTATTGTTGTCTTACCATTTCACGATGAGTTGCATCCGATGCTCCATTAAAGAATCTAGCATTTGGATTATCATAATTTTCTTGACCTGCATAGATATCTTTAGGTTGATAAAATTCAGTATCAGCCATCTGTGGTTGTTGGTATGCTCTAAAGTTAGGATTATAACCAAGCAAAGCAGCTTGTGCATCTTCGCTGTCATCACCTGATAATGCTTTCTCAACTAACTCATCTTCTTGTTCGTTTGAAATTGGTTCAGCCAACTGTTCTTCTTCAATTGATTCTTCAACTTGTTCTCTAATCACACTTTGTTCAAGTTTAATAAGATTAGCAACAGCATCGTTGATTGCATTATCAAGCGCTGCTATTTTAAACGAGTCAAGAGTTATTTCAATATTGATTTCGTTATCATTTAAACTTTGAGCTTGCGATTGTGCAATTATATTGCTTGCACTCACACTTCCGTCTGCGGATGCTGATTCTATACCTGACGATTGTATAGACTGTTGAACAGACTGTTGTGCTTCTTGCATAGATTGTTGTGATTGTGTTTGAGATTGTTGTGATGTTTGCTGGGATGTTTGAACGTCACTTTGTGCAGCCAAAGCTGTTGCTGAAAGTGTATT